ATCATATGCGATACCCTGTCAAGATTGACAGTAGGGCCTTCTGGATGACCCAGTTCCCCAAACGCACGACCTTCAGCAACAAATTCTTTATTATAACGTGCGACTTCTTTTGTCAACACGTTCATTGGGTAGACACGACCATTACGGTTTTTCATGTCTGCCTGCATGAAGATTCCACGAATCTTCATATCCTTTCCACCACCGTCTTTTTCTTCAACGATGTATTCTACTTCTTGTATCTGTTCTGCAATAAGTTTCATATCTTAATACCCCGCATTCGTGATTGCAGTTCCCTTGAGGGATGATGCACCACGAAGTCCTTCACCAGTATTCATGTGAATTACGACCCCAGCGCCAGCACCAACATAAATTGTGCCAACGTCACCATCGTCTGCGGCATTACGAACTGTCACCACCTGTGCAGAACCAGTGTTAAATACCCACACCGCAGCGTCATCTACAAATTTTGTAGTTCCAGTTGCGAGGTCGGTTGCTGTTCCTTTTACTTGCATCTTCTTATCCTTATAATACCGTTAATACTTCACTCTCAAAATAATCCATAAGTTTGTTTTGCGGAACTTTGAACTGTTTTGAGACTTTTGTAATAGTTTTGTCAAAAGTATTTAGGAAATCTGAAGGTTTAGTTTCCATTTCCTTGAAAATAGCGTCAACAGCATTCTTCATCTTAGGAGATAATTTCTTATACTCCTTAGACATCTTATGCTCATCTTTTTCTGGCAACTCTTTTTTGAGTTGAGAAACAGTCTTAGTCACTATCTTCTTCTACCTCTGGAATATGATGAGTTACAAATGTTTTTGCAACTTCTTGTCTTTTTGTCTCTAGTGCGTCACCAACTTTTACAGCAAGTGCATTATTGAAGTGACCTTCTGCTTCTAGATTATCACCCCTCGCAATAGAGTCAACAAAGTCTTTTACTGCGTCCATTATTTATCTCCTTGTTTTGGATCGTTTTGTGCGAACATACCATCATCCTGGCCCATTGGGTCAGCACCCATATCTCCGCCACTCTCATCCTTAATCTGATTGTCAATCTCTTCAATTTCCTCATCAGTCATTCTAAGGATATTCTTTTTAACATACTCTTTAGAGAAGTATGTTCCTACATAACTTTCAATCTGTCCCAACATATCTAAACGGTTTTGCAACAATTCTGCATTCTTCAACTCTGTGAAGTGTCCGTCTTGTAGGAAGTCAAATTGTAAGTGTTCTTTTATATTATCCCATTCTTCAACTGCAATGACACCCTTCAACACGAGTTGTGTCTTTAACATATCTTGGAATAGAATAGTAAATTTCTTACGAAGTTTTTGAACAAACTTTGTAAACTTTAATTCGTCTCTGGTAATATTATCAGAACGTCCAATAGAGAATGAGTTCTCTGCCTCAAGTCTAGAGATTGGGACATTCAGTGAACGATAAAGTTTTGTCTGGAAGTATTTGATATCATCAATCTCACCAAGGTTTGAACCACCAGGCAAGGTTGTGATTTCTGTTCCTCTACCACCTTCTCTACGAGGCAACCAGAAATCTTCCAACATGGACATATGATTTCTATCGTCACGAATTTCACCAGTTCGTGCGTCATACACCAACTTGTTACGATAACGATTCATCACATCTTTGAGGTACGCCTCTGCCTTTACTTTAGGTAAGTTACCAACATCAATGTAGAAAATACGTCTTTCAGGCGCACGAGAAATACGATAGATAACCAACGCATCCTCAATCATACGCAACTGATTGACAGGTTTGATTGCTTTGTGCAGATATGAAAGGACAGTTCCTTTATGCATATCTACAAGTCCAGATGGACAATAGGTAATAGAATCAGCGGTAATCTTAATACCACTGGATGTTCCTGTGTTTTGATCTAGACCTTTCTCATTGTAGAGATAAAAGTCCTCAATCTTTTTAACTAAATCCAAACCAGTTTTTGGATCTTTTTCTTTTCTTTGTTCCCTTACTTTCTTAATCTTACGAGGGTCAATATACCTCACATCTTGAATGCCCTTACGAGGGGATTTTGTATCAATGATTTTGTGATAATATATACGTCCATCCACATACCACCTTCTAAAGATGTCGTGTCCTTTTGCATTAAAGTCAAGCAGACGCAACACCTCATCGAACTCATCTCTGATTTTCGATTTAATGTTTGGGGAAAGTTTTAATCTGTCAAGGGAAAT